CAACTTGATTTGGCACGCATTCAATAGATAAGTTTTGGAAATTTGCACCGATAAAAACAGTTTTATAAGGAAAATCAAAGCGGATATTTAAAAGTTTACAAACCGCTTCGACGATTTCTTCAGGATTAATTAAATCAATAATTCGCGGCCGCTCATCCTTACTGAATGATGGTTTTGTTTTTACCGGTGCTTGAAGTAAGATATGTCTATCTTTATTTCCCCAAAAAGGTTTAACGCAATTGACAAAATTTGGATTTCCATAGACAGCCACAATATCTTTGTCAAAACCAGATGCTATATGGGCGGAAATCGAATCGGCGGTTAATACTAATTTGCTATTTTTAATTAAATAAGCAAGAGAATTAAAAGAGGTTTGACCGGCTACACAATATGTCCCGGGTAATGCATTTTCGTTCGGTCCGCCGACTTGAACAATGTGTATGCCACGATCATTTAAAATCGGAACAAGTAATTCCAACACCGTTGTCCAATAGGAGTAAGTTTTTGCGGGGACGGTATTAGGTTGAAAAACAATATAATCAGAGAAAGGTAAACTAAAGAATTTCTCTAAAATATAAGGTTTACCGATCTTACTGGAAGAGTCTAATGCGTAGCGTTCTATGAGATGCATTTTTCTTTATTATACTGTTTTGGCAACTAAATCTATATCAAAAGAATCGATCCCATTATGAGTATAGTTAATCATTCTTTGAGTAAGTAAATGAATAGGATAAACTATATCAAAATAGCCGGTTAAATTTCCCATTCCTTCAAACATTAAAATATTATCCATCTCGGGGGCGTAATTTAAAACTTTAGTGACAAAAGGATTTCCCAAAAGAATATCTTGGAATTCGGGTTTAGTGGCGACGTAGAAATCCCAAGTTTCGGCGGGATACCTCTTTCGAATGGATTCGAATAATGAAGTAGCCATATATATATCGCCCGCCGATTCTGGAATAGTTAGTAGAATTCTTTTCTTACCGCTTTTTTCTAATAAATCACCAAAATCAATAACTTTCGGGTTCTTGCGGTTCTCCTGATCCGCCGTATGACGGAAGAAATGTTCAATTTCCGCGCGCGGCTGCCCCGCGTTCAACCTAACCAACCACGAATCCAATCCGGGGTCTTTTTCATCAACATCCATCAAAAGAATGTTTTTATAAAGATATTTAAGCCATTCGACATTATCTTGAATCGGCGGAATCTGGGCGTGAGGATTTTTCGGCGGAGTTTCGGGATATTTATAATCCCAATCAACCTTCTTTCTGGTATCTAGCCAATTTTCTAATTGTTTACCAATAATTTCGTAGGAAAATGTATTCTCCGCCCAAACCCTCCCTTGTCGGCTGATTTCGGTTTTTTGCGCGGGCGACATTTCGCAAATAGTTTTATAAAATTTAACCATCGTATCGATATTAGGAACAAATTTAATAAATCCGGTTCCAGTCTCGAATGTATGTTCCCCGTCCAAACGAAAAACAAATGGTTCTTTAACAAACGTCTCTCCTGACGAATATTCCGAACAAAGTAATGGTAAACCACAAAGTAATGATTGGATATTATGGTATTCATAACCGCCTGATGTATAGGGGCTTACGGACGCGTCACAGAGACCGTAGATTTTAGAAATATCTTTATTACTTACCGTTGAAGTGATTCCCGCCGTGATACGTGAGTTTTTAGCTTGGCATTTGGGACAATCTTTGTGTTCGCCTTCGTAGGGTTGGACATTCCAATCCGCGCACGCCTGACAAAAATAAGTGGTTAGAACATCATCTTTTTGTAATCCAAAATATTCCATCAAACGATCTAACGGCCAACCTCCCCCTTCCGCCCAACTACAATGAAAAAGCAGTTTTGCTTTATGTTGTGGGTTTTCCTTTTTGAACGTTGCGAAAGATTCGATCGTATGAGGATACAATTTTCTTAATTGATTTCTACCTAACTGAATAAAGATTTTTGTATCTTCATCAATTCCGAATTTCTTACGTAAATCATTCTTTTCTTGAACAGTGCTGGGGGTGTAATCCGCCGTATCCACCGCGCCGTAAACAGTTTTAACATGACCATATGTATCCATGCTTTCTTCTTTTAGCGCGCGTTCCGCAAAATCAGCCCAGAACCATACATTTCGACAACGTTCCGCCCATGTTTTAAATATCGGTAAAATAGGTAAAGAATCGGCCGTCGTCCATTGTAAAACATTATCTTTTAAATAGGAATACCATTTAGAGTCAAGATAAGCGGAAACTTCCGAAGACCATCCGTCTTCGCAGTGGATCAGAACGTCTAATTTATTCTCACGAACAAACCGTTCGACCGCTGTATTCCCATAACTAACAAATCGACGATAACCTTCTTCCCCGGGATTATTAAACTTACCTTCATCGAACTCTCCGCGCCGAAAAACGCCGGAATTCTTCCACGGAAACCTTTTTAAATTTGGATCATTATCATCAATACATTGATTCAAATGAAAAAGTTCATATTTACCCGTTTTATATAAATAAGGTAATAGATATCGGGCGTTATTACTAAACCCTGTTTTAACTAAGATACTCGATGTGACAAAACCAATTCTGAGCCTATTTTCACTCATTCGATTTTATTATACATCTATAAAAAGAAAAACCGCCGAAAATCTTTCGATCTCCGGCGGCTACCTACTATGACTGACTATTTAGAACGTTAACCCATCTTCTTCGGCGGGAACTTCCGAAGTTTCTTGTTCCGCATCCTCTGGGGTTTGTTCTACCTCTTCCCTTGCCTTTGCAGCAACATTATTACGTCTTTGTAGTCTCTCCTTGGCTTCTGCCTGATCTAGCGTTGAGTAAATTTGGTTACGACAATAATTAATATAAGCTAATAGATCATCTGCTTCCCCTAAAGTAAGGGAAGTAGAGACAATATTATTATCTTGTTTCAGATAAATAGTAAACGCGCCGACTACTTTTTGTCGATCGCCTTCGCCCACGGTTCGTTCTTTATAAGTAATATTGCCCGAAGTAATTCCATTATTAGTAGAATGGTAAAACGAAAATGGATTCTTTCGAGTGCGAAGATGATTAGCAATATCTCCAATTTCGTTTAAATTAAAAGTAACATTTAAACGTTGTCCGCCCGAAAAACTGCCAACACGTTTCTGCTCATTCCAACCATTTTGTTTTACAGTCGTCAAAACAAATCGAGCTTCACCATCCGATACGAAATGATAAAAGTTAACGATTGCGCCTTTGACATCTTTTGTGGCTTTGAAATAGGTTCGTGACATAATCTATATTCTTATACTATTAGTTTTTAGAAATTGATCAAGCTATTTTTACTGAATTTTCATCTTTTCTTTTTGTTGCTTCGTTCATTTCCCGGATTTTAATATAAACATCAATATCGAGAATCCATATTTTCTCGGCGGCAATCGCATCATTCCATTTATTTCCTAAAACAATAATAATATCCCCACTTTTAGGTAATCGACCGTTTTCGTATTTACAATTATCAATAACGTCCCTTTTCTTCGTGTTAAACATCATGGTAACGATCGATCCCGAGCTGTCTTTTACCCCGATTCGAACGTATTTAGTTTTCTTTTCGTTCTTTGCGACGCCTTCTTTAGCAAACTCTACTTCCGCCACGAAACGAACTCGGTCATGTTTTTGCTTCGATTTAATAGTTTGAATGTCTTCCAAATCATTATAATATGTTTTATATATGTCAATTAATCGAACGGAATAAGAAAAACCCAAAACATATTTCTCAAAGAAATATTTGGCTAGTTGTTCATTGGCGCAATTGTACGTATACTGGTCCCAATAAGGTTTGAATTTCTTTTTTATAGTTAAATAACGAGACTCTTTAATCGCGGGTTTTCCTTTATCATCTACCTTTGTTTTTAAACCTTTTATTAAATTAAGAACATCGTATTCAAACTCCGCGCCGTAATGCATGGCGATTCTCTTTTCTTTATCGGTCAAACAGTTCCAAAGATGCATCTCCATTAACAATCTCGGCCGATTGGAAGAGATATTATCCAAGCAGCCACTTAAGATCAAAGCGCTCAGAACGGCGGAATTTACCCCCGCCTCTCCGGCTGCTAAAAACACTTCAAATTTGTTTGCATATGGTTTTCTGAATTTAATTAATTTTTCAATCGCTTTTTCCGCGACGCCTTTCAGATGAGAAATACCAAAACGAATATTATTATCTTCAATAACGAAGTCCAAGCCAGACTTAAGTAAATCGGGCGGAAGGATTTTAATATTAAAGAATGGTAATTCCTTTTGTATGGCTTCTATTTCTTCGGTTGGTTTTTGTAAGTTTTTAACCGCGCGGAGACAAGATGTATAAAATTGAAGAGGATATTTATATTTAAGATAAACAGTTAAAGCTGTTAGATAACTCGTTGATATCGAATGACTTAAATTAAATTGATATTTTGATGAATCGTCAACGATCTTCCAGAATAAATCTCCAATTTCTTTAGAAAAACCATTTTCTTCACATTTTTTATAAATCTTCTCTTTCCATTCTTTGACTTCGTGAACTTTCTTTTTTCCAATTACCCTCCGGAGCGTCTCACCCTCTGAAGCAGTAAAACCTAATGCCATCGCCATTTGGATTGACTCTTCTTGATATAGACAAACATTTCGCGTCTTTTTTAGGACATTTTCAAAGGCTGGATGCGGACAAACGGTTTTGTTTCCGGTGTAGTCTTCGAGAAAACCCAACCCGCCCGGGCGAGCGATTGCCGAACAATCACTTAATTCGTAAATATTTTTTGGCTTAATTTTACTGACTACGCGATACATGCAATCCGCCGAGACTTGATACAGTCCATAAGGTAGAAGTTCGCCGGTTTGAAATTGATCATAAACCAACTTTTCATCGTCTAATCTAAGAGAGATTTCGGCGGCGGTTTCGGGAATTTGTTTTAAAATATCATTAATAATTTCGTTGGTATTTAATCCTAATAAATCTAATTTAACTGTAAAATGGCAAACGTCATTCATATCATACGCTGATACTTGTTCGCCATCTTTACTAATTTCCATTGGAATGGTTTCCGCCAATGGACTATAAGATATTAAATATCCGGATGCATGAGTTGACTTTTGCCGAATTAAATCTCGAAGTTTAAGGGCGACTTCGAAAGTCTCTTTATGTTCATTAGCCCATTTGGCGAATTCCTTATTCTTCGCTGGAATATCTGCAATGTCATCCACAATTCCGAAATGACGCTCGACTAAATCGGCAACCTCTTTTGCGTCTTCTTCCGAGACTTCCTCCATTATTTTATAAACATCCTTAATCAAAGCTTTTCCGGAAAGCGTTGACAACGTTGCGATCTTTGAAATCCGCGCGGGATATAAATCCTGTAACCATTCCACAACCCTATCGCGCGTGTTATTATCCATATTAATATCAACATCGCACATCAAATCTCCTTGAAGATAAGTAACGCCGTCGATTACTTGTTTCCGCGCGCGGGTTTGTGATATGAACCGGCTCAGAAGCAAACATTTATCAATCGGGTCTACGCCAGTGCAATCTGTTAAATAAAAAACTAAACTGGCGGCGCAACTACCTCTCGAATAATCCCGGAACGCCCCTAATTCTAGCATTTTGTTAACTACCATCCATACCAAAAGAAAATAATCGACAAACGCCAAATCCTGAATCAAAGCTAACTCTTCTTCAATCCGATCCGTATATTCTTTAATTCTTTCTTTTTTAAATAAATGACGTTTCTTCTCTAATCCGTCATAAGTCAATTTTCTTAAGAAAGAATAATTAGAAGCGGACCGGTCCAATCCCACCGCTTTCTTTTGTTCGTCCGAAATTTTGATCTCGGGGAGACGAACTAAACCGAAGTTTTTGATTTCGTATTTAGTAAATTGGTCTGAGAAATTCATTTTATATCAATGTTTAAATTCTTAAATTTTTCTATTTTCCGCGCGAAGGAAACTACTCGATCATCCCATTTGCCATCATTTTCTAAATATTTAAACGCGCCGAATTTCATTAGAATACCAATAATATCTTCCCGTTCCCACTTAGCGATAAAATCAAAATATATACCAATTATTTTAGCTTCGGCGGGAGTTAAGACTAGGTTATTTTCATCTATCTCCATATTATTGATATTTCGATTTAAAAAATTTTGCTTTTTCACCACAACGACCATACTCCGCGCGTTCGACATGACAGAAATAATTACCCCGCCCCCAAACTAAGTCGGTATAACCACACCTTGCCGTTTCAAAGTTTTTGAAAAATCTATCCCAAAAACCTAACGAACAATATACACAATCTTTACACAATTTAATTTCGTCTTTTGAAAATTGGTCTACGAAATTCATTTTAAAACCACCATTTCCTCTTTTGTTGGACGCCACAACTCCCGGATTATAGCTAATTTCCCATCTTTTCCAATGTCATCTATTTGCATACCATGACCATCATACGTCGGCTCGATAAGACAGCAGTAAGAACCATTATCAAAACCATGATGATAAATAGCAAAATGTTCTATATTACTTTTATAAAGTTTAACACCCGCCGCGTAATAAGTATTCTCTTTAGCTTAATACCGTTCGCTATAATGATATCCTTAACGTGCATATTTACAAAGAAACTTTTCCTTTATTAATTGTATGATTAAATATTTACCACCTTAATTAATTCTTTAAAAACATCCCATGTCCGCAAACAATCGAAGATACCGTCATGCAACTGACCCTCTTCCGCCGGAATTTTAAAATCCTTACATAATTGACCAAGACTACATTTAATTTTACGAGAGTATTGAGTTAATAAAGAAAATTGCCATGCTAAAAGACTCCTTTTAGGATCGTAAGGAATGTTAAGCTTCAACGAGCGAGCTAAACACAATACATCTAAAGTTCGGGGGATAAATGAGTAATCCGGCTCTTTGCCGAACTGCCGCCGAAAAACTTGATGAATCATACAATCATAACCCAAATTATTATATCCGACGAATAAATATTTAGGATCATAAAGGTATTTTTCAATTTTAGATAAAACTAACTCCGCCGGAACTGATTTTGATTTATAATGTTCAAAGTCAAATCGAGTCACTTGAGCGGCTTTAGTTGAAATACTTAAGTTATCCCACCAAGGAAAATAATCGTTTTTTTCTACAATTTCATTATTTTCTATTACCAACCACGATGCTTGCCACGGTCGGGCGGATATACAATTGAGACTCTCCGTCTCGTAATCCACCAGTACCGCATTAATTTTCTTATATCTTAATAAATCACTACCCAACATATTAACCTAAATATTTGATATTTGCTTGACGACAATACTCTTCAAAAGAGAAATCGTCCGAACAGAAAAAATCAATTCCGGGATTACGAATTGACTGTTTATCGTCGCCCATATTAAAAGCGGCGCGGGTAGAGTTAATTCTGAAGACTTGATAAGCCTTGAAATCTGCGCGGGCGTAATAATAAATTGAATGGATTGGTAGTAAAGGATAATTCTCTTTCCGCGCGAAATCAGCAACCAAATTTTTTAAAGTTTCATTGAAAGGTAATTTTTTATCCTGAATTTCTAACCAAACGGGAATATCTCCAAAATCGGGGATACAATTACCCATTTTAAAATTATTATTGTGAATGAACCCGCCGAAAAAGGGGATTGTAACGATAATATTTCGAGTGTAAAACTTTTTTAAGATATTCCAATCTAATCGGTTCTTGATGGCATTGGAATAAAGTTTTATTAAATCGTTGCAACCGTCGGAATTTTCTGCCCATAAACTAACGTAGGATTCGGTGTTTTCTGTTTCTTTCGGGTCCCGCGCGGCGTCTTCGCAGACGGTCATTTTTACACCCCAAACGAACTGATCAGCGACTTTGGGAGTATTTTTGTAAGCGGATACGAAACCTGAATAGGTATTGTCTCGAATGAATATCTTTTTTAAGTTGTATTTTTTCGCGATTGAGAATATGGAATTAGGTCTATTATGTTGAATTTCATCTGGTTCGTCCAGAGTTAATATGCTCCGGCCGGAGCTGAAATGACTAGTAAAACAGGGGATTAATTCATCCATTTTCCTTATTTTCCACTGTTTTAGGATTAAGGCAATATAAATCGGTGAGATAAAAATCTTCAATTTCTACGTTCGTTGGTTCCAAACCCGCCCACCACCACTCGCCATTAATTTTATGTTTTTCCCACGGTTCGGTGCGTAAAATCTTTTTTTCTACTGATAAAATGTAATGAAAACTATCATCAATATAAATATCATCCGGCTCGGCGGGATGCATGGCTGCACAAAAAATTCTACCGTTTTTGCGAATTCTGACCGCCATAAAACTTCTATTTCTTTTCGGGAGGACTTTCCGGCGGGGGTATTTCCGGCGGCTTTTTTTTAATTTTCTTGTTTTTCTTTAAAAAGTTCTTATCATTGATATGGGCGTAAACGCTTTCAATTAACAAACCCATGATCTCAATTGATTCTTTATTTTCCAAACCAATAAAAATATCCGATTTATATTTGGTTTTTCCTTTTTGGAGTGTCAAAATTACGTAATCGACCTTCTCGTCTTCCAACTTTTCAGAAATATCCAAAATAAAATCCAGACTAGCCATTAAGTCCCCCAGATTTTACGTTAATACGTCGCCCTAGTTTATCATACCCATTCTTCCTTTCTAAGTCAAGACTATAGTATTTATCTTTTTTTCGTGTTAAATGCCGCGTTGAATTTACGTAAAGGAAATCTTTAAAAATTTTTAGCGCATCCATTCTGAAGATTCTTAACAAAGAAATACCCGGTGAATGTTTAACATTACTTACTTTAATAGATTGTTGTTTAATGTTGGTGAGTTCAACTACTTTAGTTTTAATTCCATCGATCAAGTTTTTTGCGCCAACAATTGTAATGTATCCCCGTGTTGTTCCGGTCTCTTTACTCGCATTCGGATTAATATAAACACATCCGTTTCCATCAAAATACCCACGAATAAAATGCCGCACCAACGAATCGGAAACGATATCCGAATTTGGAAATGTTAATGTAAAAGATTTTCGGGGAATACATCCTAAATTAATTAAATCTTTACGAAGCTCCACACTAGATATTACGAAACGAATATACGTCTCTATTTTTCCACCGTCCAAAATCTTTTCAAAAAACGTTGGAGAACCGGTATACCTAATATCTTCTTTAAATTTATTAATTAATTCAATATCTTGTAAGTTTAGACTAGTGCTAATACCTTGAGATGTGATGCCAAAATCCGCATACAAAAAACCCAACCAATAAGACTTTATATCATTATCTATTTTTTTAAAGAAATTTATGTCAAAAGTAGTGTTTCTTAAGAAAGTTAATGCCCCTTTCTTAGTATCTATTCCCGCCCCCCTAAGAATTTCTAAGGTATTCCAATAAGAGATTTTATATCTTTGTTTTAGTTCCCGCGTCGGGACGCCGCTTTTATAATCTTCAACTAATTGCCGTTTTAGTTGAGCGTCAATTGTTTTTGTCAATATTCTTGCCATTTATATTATTATAACGGAATTAAAGATTTATGTAGCTTCTTTACTTCTGCCGCGCGGTTTTTATCCACGGTGAGAAAATCTTCTTCGGCGGTTTCATCCCGTTTTTATAATACTCAAGTATTTTTATTATATCTTCTCGACAATAAGGAACCGAATGAATATCGATATCATTATGTCGGATATGTAATAATGTTAAATTTTTTATCCAATATCCTTTTTCTTCTAGCATCCACGCGTAGAGGCTTAATTGTAAAGTATATTTATAAAATTGCGTAGAAAATTTATGGGACAGCGGCGGCAACATCCTATTTTTAAATATAGAATATTTTTCCAATGGCTTACCATTCGCCCAACCATTTGTCTTAAAGTCCCAGACGCCGATCGAATTATCATCTTCGAAGTATTCAACAACGTCCGTTGTTCCCGCTATTAAAAAATCTAGATTATAAAGCAATTGCTCCGAAAAGACTTTCCCCTTAAATTTAACTTTTTTCTTTAAAGCTTTAACTAATTTTTCATTATCATCTTTTAGAACTTTACCCGTTTCAATAAAATGTTCCGCCGATTTGTGAAAGGCGGTACCGAAAATACACGAATCATCTTTTTTCTTATCCCATTCTTTCTTTAATTCTTCGGGCGGAATACCTCTTTCGGCGGCTTTCTTACGGAGAATCGAGCCGTCCGGATCAAATTTAGGTGAGAATAAAGAAATTAATTGAGAAACACTAATTAAATGTTGCCCATCTTTCGTTGTATATTTATGTTCAATGGGTTCAAAAGTGACATAATTATCATCTCCCATTAATTGTTTTTTAATAAAGTTCATTTCACAAAATCGTAAACATAGGAGGGTTTACCCGCCTTTTTAGCTAACTCTATACTATGTGTTGTTCCTTTTGATTGATTAATTCTTAACGCTAATAAATAATCACAAGCATCAACTATTAATTTATTTCGCATAAAACCCGCGCCCTTCAGAAAGTTTCCCTTTTCGTCATACCAACGTGGATAAAAAATAAGAATCGCTTTTCCCCGCTTCTCGGCCCATTGTCTACTTAACTCGTCAACACCCCGACACCCCCCAGAAATAATCATTTCAATTCTATCAATATTTTCATCAAGTTTTTTAAATAAAAACGGAGCATCATTAAAATCCCTACTTCCGACGACTGCTAATTTCCAAGTTTTCATAATAGACCGTATGGATAGATTTTATAGATTTTATTTAATTGGTAGGTCATAATTAATCTATTTTCTTAGTGTTCCAACGTATAATTTCCTCTTTTTCAAAGTGAAATTCCCGTTCACACTTTTCACATTCGAATGATCCAGTGTCCGCCGGAATATCCCAACTATCAAAGTGTTCTTTTCCGCAATAAGGACAAACTAAATTTTCGGTGAGTTCGTGGTTAATTTGCATATTTATTTCTTTTAATTTTTCAGAGCTACTAATACGTCATTTCTGGATTAGTTGACCAGCTTAACAAGTTATTATTAGTTTTTGGCAGAGTAATTACTTCTAATTCCTCATTAAAAATATCTTTATACCGTTTTTTAGATATTTCACAATTCTTAATATTTTTTTCAATTCCAATAAAATCCAAACCATGATTCCGCGCGGAGATTCCGGTCGTTAGACTCCCAGCGAAAGGATCAAAAACAGTTCCACTTTTTAACCCTGATAACTTAATACAATTATCTGGTAAACCAATCGGAAACCTATCATTATGTAATTTATCCGTGGACGACTGAATTGTTTCGTACGGTATTTTCCAAACATTACCGCGACACTTTAAATCTCTTCCGCCCGCAAACCGTTTTGCATTTGTTTTATCATCATAAGGTATACCAATGGATAATCTATCTATTTTAGGCATTTTACCTTTGTAGAACATGAATACAAATTCGGTTAAATTATTTACCCGTCGATTACCTTGAATTGGTTTATAATGATTTTTAATCCAAATAAATGTTTCGGATAGGATATATCCGCAATCTTGGATAATTGATGCAACCGTGAACGGACGCATCTTGTCTTCCGCTAAATGCCCAAAATTAACAAAACAAAGCGCATTCTTCTTAAGAAATTGAAAACTTTCATAAAAAACGTTTTCTATTAATTCGTCCGAATAACCGTCTTTGTCTTTATAGGGCGGACTAGTAATGAGCAAATCAGCGGTTTTTGGGGTCAACTCTAATAAAATATCTTGAGAGTCGCCGTGGTATAAAGTTGCTTTATTCATTTAATTAAACCCAAATCCATCTTAACTCTTTTTACTATTTCATCAACATTAAAACCCTGCCGGGCGTAACTAATTGCAATTTTTAAAATACCGGAATATGGTATCCGCGCGGATTTACTTATTTCAAAAAGACCTTCTCCGAGTCGATCGGGGTCATCGATGTTTAAAGTTTTATTAAAAAAGAATTTAGATTGATCCATCGACTATTTGTCTTCCGTTCGTTAATGTAATTTCTTTATCTCCGATTTGTTCTTTCCAAGTTTTTGACCAAGGTCCACGAAACGTTAAAACCCATGTTGTTCCATGAGAAAATACTTGGTGGAAAGTTTCTCTTTTGGTAATTATCGGAAAAATAGAAGGCGTATAGTATTGCGTTTCGGCTCCGTTAAGATGGCGCTCTTCTAATTTTCCCTTTAGAACCCAAGAGATACAATTGAAGGCATGATTATGAAATGCTTCACGGGTCCCGGGATCAAAACGTAGTAACGCAATAGTGAATAAAGATTTAATCTCAATCAACCAATATCCCCAAACGTGGGATTCCGCGCCGCCGTCTTTCGATTTAGATAGTATTTTCATATCCGTATTGTTCAATCACTAAATTTTTATCAATATTTAAAAGCTCGTTCACATCTTTGCCGCCGCGCGGAAGGCGAATTTCAATTTGATCAGGATCAAAATAGTTTAAAAGTTTATCTTTAATCTTTTCGGCCGCGACTAAACCAACATTTGTCTCTTTGCTCTCATCGTTATTTAACGCTAAAATTATTTTATTAACATTTAGTTTAATAATCGTTTTGAGTAGATGAGTTCCAATTTCCACCCCGAATAAACAAACAACATCTTCGATTCCGCAGGAAAAAAACGAAAGAACGTCCGAGATTCCTTCGGTTAAAATAATCCGCCGGGTTTTCTGGATTGTTTTATAGTTAAGAAATAATGGATAGGCGAAATATTCCATCTTTGGTCCGATAATGATCCACTTGGGTTGCTGATCATCCTTTAATGCTCGCCCCGCCCAACCGATGATTTTCTGAGAACTATTAAAGATTGGAAAAACATAACGATAACCTAACTTCCCTTTTTCGTAAGTAACGCCGCCCCGAAATCTTTTTAATACATCAACATCAATCCCGCGCTTTTCCCAATACGAGTAATCCTCTCCTAATTTTTTTAATAATTCGGGCGGATATATCCGCGCGGTTTTAATTTGAGGTTTCTGAACGGGTGTGGATAACTGGATATTTTTGTTTTTAAGCCATTCTTCAAGCTTTTCCTCAGAATTAAGATTGAGGGTAAGTTTAATTAATTTAGAAAGGGGTCCTCCGTCACAAGCAACAAAATCGTAATAACTGGCAGTATCACTATAAATCGCAATTGAACCAACCTTATCGCCGGAACGATAAACCGCGCGGCTAACGATATGATTTCCGACCCTCTTTAATGGATAACCTAATTCTTCAAGAATAGATAAATAAGAATTCTCTTCCATTTTTACAATCCCTCTTCGGTGGTTGGATTGGACACGTTTGGTTTTTGTTGTAAAAACTTAATAATATCCGCATACGTTCCATGTTCAGTTATTTTAAAGTTATTTACATCATAATTAATAAAATTGGGAAGATATTTTATTTGTTTCCCGTCTCTTACCCTTACTAACTCGTTAATCCCGCTTTCGCATTTTCCATAAGTCCGAAAGACCAATGGTTTTAAGAGGTTGCGCCCGAATTTTGTTCCCCAAGATGTAATTTCTTCTGGAGTTTTTTTTCTGAATAGAAATAGACCCTGAGTAAACCAACTAATTCGATCCGAGATAGCAACACTTGATTCATTATCTAACTTGTTGATACCTAAATCGTTACGATTCTGTTGACATGCGGCGAATATTGGTATATCCAATTGATTTCCTAAATCATTAAACCGACAAACCGAATCGCCAATCGCTTGAAACTCCGCCCAATTTTTTGTTACTTCTGAAATCTTGAGATAATCATATATTACGAAACATTTATTGCCCCGGCCGACAAATTTATAATACCATCGTTTGATCAAAGAAATAACTTCGGGAACAGGCATCAACCCAACGTATTTATGGAAGATTCTGCCTTTTAAGTAATCGTATTTATCTAATTCTTTCTCAACTTTATCCCTGTATTCAGCCATTTGTTTCCACTGTCCATTTTCGATATATGGCAAAGGACATTGGGTAATCGCGGAGATCGCTCGGTTTTTAATGAGCATCGGTCTCATTTCCGTATCGATAATTAAAGATGGACAATCGTTTTGAATTGAGATACCCTGTGCCATATTTAAAAGCCACGAGCTTTTTCCGCTTTTTGCGCGAGCCGCAACAACATAAATTCCATCTCCCGCGCGGACGCCCCCTGTTAGATCATCAAACAAAGTCAAACCGGTCTGATATCCAACCATTGAAACGGGATTCTCGGCGGCTTTCTGAGCTACTTCTTTTAAATCACCATACAAATCAACCGGATCATCATCATTTAAATTTATGATTTCGATCTTTTTATTATGTATGCCGTCAACCCCAGTTACTATTTCACTAATCTCTTTACTTCTATTTTTAAAGATAAACTCCTTAACACGATCGGCGTTCTCCGTAAGTTCGCGACAAACCGCGAGTTTTTTAAGTTCAGCAAAACAATCAATAACCCCTTCTTTACTGATAGCGGTAAATGCAATTGAACTTAAATAATCTGCGAGATTTAAATCTCCGAATTGGATTAAACCCAAATTAACTAACTTCTGAGCTAAAACCACCGAGTCAATTAATTCTTTCTTATAAAGAGATTGTTTTAAAACGGCATAAATTTGCCGATGTTGATCATTAAAAAAATCGGTGGTGTTTATTCGAAGATCGATTTCGGGGAAAACTTCGGGATATTTAAGAAGACCACCGATACAATTTTTTTCAATATCAAGCGATGCTAATTCTGATTGCTTTCTAATCATTTTTGTTTTTTTAAAAAGTTCATTTTCGAAAACTCTCGTCTTCGACTGGCGATTTCATGTATGACGATCCCAGTAGTCGTACCCAAATTCAAACTCTCAATAATACCACACATCGGAATGGTAATATTAAATTCAGCATAATTAAGGGCTTGTTCACTTAACCCTTTAGCTTCATTCCCAAACCATACAGCTAATCGCGGCATTGTATAAACGCCTTCGTTGACATTTACATTTGGTTTATTCTGCTGATGCGGGGAAGTGCTCGCGGATATGAATTTCTTTTTATCAAGATGACCCTTGCAATCTTCAAAATTTTTAAACTTTTTAACGAAAACCCATTTAATAGCAGATGCCGAAATATCATTAAGTTTCGATCTATCGCGCATTTTTTGCCAATTATCGGGTAGAATATTATAACCATCGATAACGTAGAGTTTTTCCGCGCCTAAAGCATCAATATTTCTCAGGACGGAACCAATGTTCTGAAAGTTTTTCGGATTTTCGAGAACAATAATAAAATCTTTACAGCGAAAGTTTTTCGCCCGATTTGCTTTTATTCTAAGATTTGTTCGCATTGTCTTTTAAATGAAGTTGATTAATTAAAATATTATAACAATCCGCGCGGAATCTCCAACCGTAATCGCTCATAGGATCAATCTCACCCTTCTTTCTAAATTTAGCTAATTTAAAGAATTCTTCCTTCTTTATCCATCCTAATAGCCAGCCGCACGAAAAATCTTCCATGATCCGAGTAAAAAAATAGAAATCGCACTTTTGTTCGGTATTATAATCCGGCACGTTGCAGTAGTAATCCGGGCGGGGAGCGGTTCTGATTATCTTGGTTTTTACGTCTACTGTAAAGCCTTTATTTGTAATTAGATCGTAGTCGTAGGTGTTCTTTAATTCGCCGCCGAATTCTCGTTGAACTAGAAGTTCGCCCAAAAAACCATAAACATTGCCTTCTCCTTTTTTAATCGAGTTACGAAGCGCCCCTAATTCTTCGGCAAGTCTTTCCGCGCGGATGATAAATATTTTGGGGATTTTAACTTCAATCATTATCTGTAAATTTAAAATTCGCCGAAACTTCCATCCATTTCCCGTCTTGCTGAATTTCAATTTTAAGATTTTCGGGTGACAATTCTTTATCTAGCGATTCTTCAATCGTCTGCTGATTTTTGATTTCAAATTTCTTTTTAGCTAACCAAAACTTGAATTTAGGTGTTTCGATTAAACGAAGAAAGGCGTTCTTTTTATTCTCGGACTGAGAGCGACTATCAGAAGCACGTCCAATTGCGCCGGAATTAAAATGGATTAACTGAACACCACTTGCCACTTTATTCCGCGCTTGCCCGCCCGGTCCCGATCCGCAATAATAAGAAATATCGAAATCTTTAGCGGAACAAATATTAATTTTTTGTTTTTCTGACATTCTTAAAAGATTACATTAAAATTCTTCTTAAGATATTCCCCCGATAACTGTTTTAAATCTTTTTCTTCTAACTCGATAACGCGGAAATTATTATCTTCAAGGAATTTTATCTTTTGTATATCTCTCTTAATCTGATCTTTAAGCGCGTTTCGAGAACCATGAAAAAAGGGAACAAACTTTGTATGTTGTTCTCCATTTATTTCAAAACATACGCGCTTCGAACTACATAGAAAATCAACCCTTAATAAGCCACCGGGTAAACGATACTCATCATACCAAATATAATGAGGCGCGTTTTCCTTTATCCAATCTTTAAATATCTGAGCTAATTTGGACGGGGCTTTTTTGTTAAAGTCTATTCGATATTGAGAATCCTTATGAGTAACTTCTTTACCATTTGGCATTTTCCATCTCATGCGTTAATCAATACCGCGCGGAATTTATTAAAAAGGAATTCAACGATTTTCGGATTTTCTTCTAAATAACTCCTAAAATTATCCATTCCCTGATGACGATGGTCAAATTCTTCCCCGATTTTTTCTTTTACTTCTTTAACCAAGTCCGCTGATACTTCGATCCATGAGCCGTTCTTTTTAGCTAATTCCCAAGCTAAAAGCTGATCGACAACCTCATATTCTACCCAAACGGCTGATTTACCTTTAACCCCATGTTTCACCGGGTATTGAACCGTAATGTAATTCTTCTCGTTAGCTGATTTTTTAATCTGTATTTTACAATGATGCCCCAAAACTTTTGTTTTCCCATCGTTTATTTTTCCGGTAGCACTACTTAGAATTAAATCACTTTGATAGAATTTATTAAATTCCAAAATCCAGTTAGCATAATGAGAAAGCGCGAAACCTCCCGAATAAGACCCGTCTCGCGGCGGAGTTTTTGCATAAGGATCAATTTTAACTTCGGCTGTAACTTGACTAATTAAAATACCCATATGACCTTTAACGTTCATCTCAAGACTGAAATCGGTTAAAAATCGTTTGGAGATTGCCGGTGCCCCCGCCACTTTTGCCGCTTCATCATACGCTTTTCCTTCGTCTGCTTTAATTTTTAATCCGTCCATCGAATCTACAATATAACAAAACAATGTTTTTGTAGGATTATTGCGGATTAAAGTAGAGATATATTTCGCGATAATCTCATATTTCTGACAATTAATAACAAGAACCGTTCCGTCCGCCCATTGACTTGGGTCTTTAGTATAAACCATACCGGTTCTCTCCATATTCTCTTTTGAGAAACGACCCTCCGCGCGGATATACAATCCTTTCGCTTTTCGCCCGTGCTCCGCGTGATAACGTAGAAAATTAGCTTGAACTTCCAAAGATGAAGGCGTTTTACCACTATTCATGTGTCCACAAAAACGATGAAAACCCGGACCAAGCCCCCCGCCCAACTCTACATCGAGATTTAAACTACCAGTGGAAATCTTATAATCAATCTCTTCTTCTTTATTAAGATGATCATCCGCTGTTTCATCTAAAAGTTCAGACATCAATTCTTCAGGGGTAATGCCCGCTTCTTTAACTTCTTCCTTCTTTTTTGCCATAAATTCAAAATTCATCCTACGCGGTTTTCGCGCGGAGACAAGATAAATGATTATTTTATTTAAGATTTAACCAGCGCCGCCAATCTTTTTAAAGCTTCATCTTTATCGGAAATGGTAAAACCCAACAATCCCCAATCTTCGTTGGATGGATAAACTTCTCGATCGGGGTAGCTGCGACCGTAAATTTCGGTAGCTTTACTTATTTTAATTTGGATCAATTCGTAACTGGTTACTTTTCCAGCTTTGCTTTGTTCGTAAACCGCCCAATTTCTTTGGCGCGCGATTTGTTTTAAATCAAACCCATCTTTTTTCAAAACTGTATTAATTTCTTTCATTTGTTTAATTCGGAATTTATTAATTTTTTTACCAATCCCCGAAAATCCGTTTTGGGAGACCAGCTTAATTCTTTTTTAATTTTTGACGCATCTGCTCGGAGGTAATCTTTTTCCGCGCGGAAAAATTCGACGGAGACCTCTATAATTTTGTCTTTTTCGAAAGGAGGAATAAAAGCAAATTCATTTAACCCTAATCCGCGCCATTCAAGGGGTAATCCGGCGCAAAAACAAGCGTATTCGACAAAATCCCGAACGGTGGCTGGTTCATCCGTGCTGATTAAATAATCGACCGGTTTTCCGTGGTTGAGCATCAACCAACAAGCTTCTACGAAATCGTCTGTATCGCCCCATGAACGAATCGCATCCAAATTACCCAGCTTAATCGGAGAAATTGGCTTTCCTTCTTTATAATTTTTGAGTATATTAACTATTCCCTTTGTTACTTTATTTGTGAGAAAGTTAACCCCCCGCTGAGAAGATTCGTTATTTCCCAAAATCGCGTTGACGGCAAATAGATTGTATTTTTCCCGATATATTTTGATTAGATCATGAGCGGCGTTTTTTGAACCGCCGTAAATATTCGCGGGTGCGGGTTTCGAATCTTCATTGATCGGCCGCGCGGCATTTTCAAATTGTAAAATACTACCACTTTGAAGGAATCGACAATTAAGTTTATTTTTAACAATAGATTCAAGACAACGCATGACTCCCAAAACATTTGTGTCAAATACCTTTACCGGACTTTCCCATGCGGGCTGAACGGACGTGTAACCAGCGTAATTAATAAAGTAATCCGGTTGAACCTGCTTTACGATATCATTAATACTAATATCGTCCGAAATATCTCCATAAATTACTTTAAATCTTGGATTATCAATAAAATTTTGGATCGGAGTTAAATCGATTTGGGATTTCCTTCGAGTTAATCCAAATATCGAATGATGGGTGTTCTTAATTAAATAAGAAATTAGCGCCGATCCCATATTCCCCAAGCATCCTGTGATTAAAATATTCAATTTATCTCCCTAAGTGGTATTTTTGGATCGAAAATTGTCATCCAAAGTCTTTCAATAATACCAGAGTAATGATCTTGAAGTTCGTTGGTTAAAAAATCATAAGAATAAAGTAATTTTTTGTAAAAGTCATGGGGTCGATATTGAATAGCCGCGCGAGATGCAACGAATTGTTCACCCGCCGAAAACTTCACGATAGCATCGTCACCAATAAAAAGTGTATCGTAAAATTTTTTTACTTCGTTTACGTTAGGTTCTTCGGCGATTGAGCCGAGCGGACAATAATCAAAACCTTTACAAACAGCTAATCTTTGATATAAATCGGAACAATGTGGAAATGGATCACCCTGTATAAAAGCAGTATGTTCCGCCATGTAATTATAATTTCGAACAATATGTTGAAGATAAGAATACGCCTCCCTACCTTTTTCGGGGATGGGTATAGCGTTACGAATATAATCTCCTTTATTGTA